ACATGGTAGACAGAATGCAAGGGCAAATGAAAACTAAAATGGCTCGTGGCGGTTATATGCACGGTGGTAAAGCTATGAAAAGTAAAGCAGATATTTCTGCTATGGAAAAAGCTTGTAGTGCTAAAGCCGGTAAAAATAATAGCGTATCGTACTAATGAAAGTAGATGCTCCTAAAGGCTATCATTGGATGAAAGACGGTAAGTCTTATAAAATAATGAAAGACCCTAAAGAAGGTTACAAGCCACACAAAGGATCTAGTAAATCTGTGGATTTTCCAATTAAAAAGGCACACTAATGGCTACATTTTTAAATTTAGCTAACGAGCTTCTAAGAGAAATGAATGAGGTAGAGCTTACTAGTTCTAGCTTTGATTCTGCTGTAGGTATTCAACAGCACGTAAAAGATGCTATTAATAGAGGCTACTTAGATATTGTAAATGAGGAACCTCAGTGGCCTTTCCTTGCCGTTAATTTAAGCGGCGAGACTGATCCTATGTACGGAAATACATATGTAGAAACAGTAGCAGGTCAACGCTGGTATACTTTAAAACCTGCAAGCAGTTCTTTAACTACAGACTACGGCTATGTAGATTGGGATAATTTTTATTTAACTACTGTTGGAGTATCTGGTGAAACGGCTCCTTATGTTGCACGTAACCTACGCTTTACTACTACAGAAGCTTGGAAAGATTATAGACGTATTCCAGAAAATCTAGACGACGCAGACACACAAGAATACGGTGTACCTGATAGGGTTATTAAAAGCCCGGACAACCGTAAGTTTGGTTTAAGTAGCATACCAGATAAAGTTTATCGTATTTGGTTCTATGCTTACTCATTACCTACAGAACTTTCTAACTATGGCGATGAGCTTGTTTTTCCTAATATTTACAAGCCTGTACTTTTAAACAGAGCTAGATATTATATTTACCAGTTTAAAGAAAGCCCTCAGTTTTCTTCCTTTGCATTAGAAGATTACAAACGAGGACTGCGTTTAATGAAGTTGAATCTTATTAGCCCAAGTCCGGGTGAGTTTAAAGATGATCGCATGAGGTTTGTGTAATGTCACAACCTTTTGGTCTATCAGCTAAAGGAGGCTTATACACCAGTCTCAACCAGCTTGAAATGCTTGGGCAACCGGGTATTGCTTCAAAGCTTACAAACTTTGAGGTAGATACTGATGGAGGGTATCGTCGGATTAATGGCTTTACTCTTTTCGGGGGCGGTTCAGCAGTTAGACCTAACGGCGATAATAAAGTATTAGGCATTAGAGGATATGCTGATGGTGTAATAGTTTGTTCAGGCACAGGTATATTTTTTAGTCAAGACGGTACTTCATGGATTTCAATTTCTAAATCAAGTGTACACAGTTCTGGAGATAATTATTCTACTTTTACAGGTCGTAGCGATTTAGCACGTACTGGACAAGGACAAACAAGTTTTTCATTTTTTGAAGGTCTTTCTGATTACGGTGAAATTCTTATCTGTGACGGTGCAAATAAGCCTTACTTTTTTAGAATGGAAGGTACTGGTGCATTAACTACCCGTACTTTTTTTTCAGGTGAAGTAACTGTAAGCGGCTCAGTTGCTCCTGCAGTAGGTACTATACACGATAAACATTTTGTAGTTGCTGGAGCAGGTACTGCCGCTAACACAATATACTATAGTCATACCAATGATCCTGACAACTTTACAGGCACCGGAGCAGGATCTATTGTTCTAGAAGACCAAGCAGTAGGTCTAGCTAGTTTCCGTGACGACTTAATTATTTTTTGTAAAAATAGTATATTTAAGTTGCTTAATATAAATGATTCTAATAGTATTACAATACAGCCTATAACTAAGAACGTAGGTTGTATGGATGCACAAAGCATTCAAGAAATTGCAGGTGATCTATTATTTTTAAGTCCTGATGGTTTACGAACAGTTGCAGGTACTGTACGTATTGGTGACGTTGAATTAGGAACTGTAAGTAGACCTATTCAACCTACTATTAAATCTATTGCGGCTAATATTGATAATTTAGATATTACAACTGCTGTACTTAGAAGTAAATCACAGTATAGATTATTTTATAATACAGACGGTACAGCCAATACTGCGGCTAAAGGTCTTATTGCAACTTTAACTAATGAAGGCTTTCAATACGCAGAAACTTTAGGTATTAAAGCTACTGCATTAACATCAGATTTAGATGTAAACGGTATTGAACAAACATGGCATGGCGATAATGAAGGTTATATTTATAATCATGATGATGGTTTTTCTTTTGATTATGGAGGCACAGCAGCTAATATAACATCTTCTTATCAGACACCTAACTTAGATTTTGGTGATGTAGGCACTAAAAAAACTATGAGGTATGTGAGAGTTTCTGTAAGTCCTGAAGGCGGTATACAACCTACATTACGTGTGCGTTATGATTATGAAGATCCTACAATCGCACAGCCTTTAGATTATGTTTTAGACAGTATACCACTACCTAGTATTTTTGGAACAGGTGTGTTTGGAGCTAATGTATTTGGTGCTGCCTCAGACCCTTTAATTAGACAGCCAGTTCAAGGAAGTGGACATACTGTAAGTTTTGTTATTACAAGCACAGATCAACTAGCACCTTATACAGTGAATGGTCTTTATATAGACTACACTCCATCAGGAAGGAGATAATAGATGGCTCAGAGCTATACCAGACAAAGTACATTTGCTGACGGAGATACAATTACAGCATCTTTATTTAACAACGAATATAACCAATTATTAAATGCTTTTGCATATTCTTCTAGTAGTTCTGCTACGACTGGTCATAGACATGACGGTAGCACGGGACAGGGCGGTAATGTTCCTCAAATTGGTGATCTAGATTTTAATAACAAAATTGTAGTAGACAGTACAAATAACAGATGGGGAGTATACGTTGAAGTCAGTGGATCAGCAGTCGAGCAAGTTCGTATCCAAGATGGAGCTATTGTTCCTGTCACTGACAATGATATTGATCTTGGGACATCCGCACTTGAATTTAAAGATTTGTTTTTGGATGGAACAGCTCATGTCGATACTTTGGATGTCGATGTCAACGCCACGATTGCTGGAACTTTAGGAGTTACAGGAGCTACAACGCTTTCTAGCACTTTACAAGCAACTACTATTACAGCCACTACAGCCTTTGTTCCTGACGCAAGTGACGGTGCTTCACTAGGTACAGTGTCTTTAGAGTTTAGTGATCTTTTTCTTGCTGATGGCGCTCTTATAGCTTTTGGCAACGACCAAGATGTAACAATTACGCACCTTGCAGATGCTGGTCTTCTTTTAAACGGTGCAAGAGGTTTATTCTTTAACGATACTACACAGTACATTAATGCTCCTAATGGCACAACTTTAGACATTGCAGCTACTGATGAAATTGAACTCAATGCTGCTCTTATTGATATTAATGGTGCAGTAGATATTTCAGGTAATTTAGATATAGGCGGTAACTTAGTAGTAACAGGTACAACAACTTTTAATGGCGGTACTCTTACAATGGGTGACGCTGCAACAGACAATGTTGTATTTGGTGCTGATATCAACTCAAATATTATTCCTAATACTGATGATACTTACGATTTAGGAAGTTCTTCACAAGAGTGGAGAAATCTTTACATAGATGGAACTGCAAACATTGATAGCCTTGTAGCCGACACAGCCGACATTAACGGCGGTACAATTGATGGGGCAACTATTGCAACATCGGATATTACTGTTGGAGCCGGTAAAACTTTAAACGTCTCTGCAGGTACACTAACACTTGCAGACAATCAAATATCTGGTGATAAAGTTGAAGGTGGTACAATTGCTGCTACAACTATTACAGACCTTACTTTTGGTTCTTTAAACGATGGTGTAATTACTGTTACAGCTTTTGTCGATGAAGATGATATGTCTTCAGACAGTGCTACGCTTGTACCTACTCAACAATCTGTTAAAGCTTATGTAGACTCTCAAGTGACTGCACAAGACTTAGATTTTCAAGGTGATACAGGTGGTGCTTTAAGTATTGATCTTGACTCCGAAAGTCTTACAATCGCTGGTGGAACTGGTTTAGATACGGTAGGTTTAGGTAACACTGTAACAGTTAATATAGACTCTACAGTTGCTACATTGACTGGCACACAGACTTTAACAAATAAAACACTTACATCGCCAATTATTAGTTCTATATCTAATACTGGCACAGTAACTTTACCAACGTCTACAGATACATTAGTTGGTAGAGCTACAACAGATACTCTTACAAACAAAACACTTACAAGCCCTGTAATCAATACAGGTGTTTCAGGTACAGCATTCTTAGATGATGATACTTTTGCAACTGCAAGTGCTACAACATTAGCTTCTTCAGAATCTATTAAAGCTTATGTAGATACTAGAATATTAACAGAAGATACGTTAGCTGAAATGAACGATGTTAATATTACAGCACCTGCTGATGGCGCTTTATTGTTTTATGACTCAGGCACATCTATGTGGATTGACAATGTAGTATCTGGAGATATTACTATTGCTGATACAGGCGTAGCTGCTATTAGTTCAGGAGTTATTGTAAACGATGATATTAATGCTAGTGCAGCAATAAGTATAAGTAAGACTGCATTAGTTGATGGCACAGGTTTAACACTTACAGGTGATACATTATCTGTAGATGCTGCTCAAACACAAATTACTTCTGTAGGTACTTTAGGTTCTTTAACAGTCTCTGGAGATGTTACAGTAGATACAAATACCTTAAAAGTTGATTCAACTAATAACAGAGTTGGTATACTTAATGCGACTCCAGACGTAAGCCTAGATATCGGCTCAGCTACTGATGCTGTACATGTACCTGTTGGTACTACAGCTCAAAGACCCGGAAGTCCTGCAGCAGGTTATTTTAGATATAACACTTCTTTAGCACAGTTTGAAGGCTATACAGATGCTTGGGGTGCTATTGGTGGTGGCGGTACTAATACTTTTACTACTGATAGCTTTACTGGTAATGGTTCTACTACTGCGTATGCTTTAAGTCAAGCTACAGCTTCTGAAGATAATCTTCTTGTATTTATTGAAGGTGTATTCCAGCAGCAAGATGCTTACAGTATTGCAACAACAGGCGGTGTAACTACACTAACCTTTAGCTCTGCTCCAGCCAATGGTAACAGTATTCTTATTTACTCTGTAGCTGCTGGTGTATCAGGTTCTAACTTAAACATTGATACTATGACAGGCGATGGTAGTGATACTACTCTTACGCTTTCTATAAACCCTGTTAATGAAAATAATACACAAGTATTTATTGACGGTGTATATCAAAGTAAAGCTAACTACAGTATCTCTGGAACTACTCTAACATTCTCTACAGCTCCTCCTACTGGAAGTGCTGTAGAAGTTATGACTATGACTCAAACAGAAGTTAATGTTCCTGTTGATGGAACTATTACATCTGCTAAGTTGTCTGGTGATCTTACACTTCCGGGTGATTTAAGTTTTGCAGATAACAGCAAAGCCATCTTCGGTGCTGGCTCTGATCTACAGATTTATCATGATGGGTCTAATAGTTACATTGTTGATAACGGTACAGGCGATTTACTGATCCGCGCAGAAAACAATCTGTTTTTGAAACGCACAAATAGTGATGAAACATATCTTTCTGGTGCAGTAAACGGCGCTGTAACTCTGTTCCATAACAACAAT